ATCACCCTTTGTGGTAAGGGGTGAGGTAGCGCCTACCTGGATATAATCATAGAATATTGCCGCTGATGCGCTGGTAAAGTATAGGATACCTGCATCGTTCTGAGGCAGAATTAGACTTCCTGCGGTAGCAACTGTGGCAGTGCCAGCAGTAACCGTGCAAGCGCCTGCACCTAGATTTTGGATAAATACTGTATCACCTGCTGAAAACAATCCTGTATTTACAGTAATTGTTGTTGCACCTGCTGCATCCATCGCAACAGTAGTACCTGCATCTGCTGCAACTAAAACATAGTTAGCAGTTTTAGCAGTAGCAGCGCCACCGCCCATAGCCGTTTGTTGAAGGCTAGTCATTTGGGCTGCTGTAAGAACTTGCCCAGTGGTGAAGGTTTGTTTTGCCATTTTGCTCCTTAATCAGTAACTTAGAATACCAGAATCCAGTTTACCCTGTGAGGTGGTGCTATCTAGGATAAAGGCTTGGATAAGTGGTTCTGCGGTAAGTATTTTGGTGGTAAATATGTTATTTGTTATATCGTGTTGAACGCCTTGCACAAATAGTTCTTTGGTGATTGTAGAACCCCCAGGAACTGTTTTTGTTACATTGACTAAATCAAAGATTTCTAGGTTTAGTCCTGCAACAATTTTAGAGGTAGCAGCCGCATCATCAAGGTTTATAGTCATTGAATCAATACGATCAGTAGTATCTTTTCGGGCTACTAGTAGGGTTTGCGCTTGATCTAAAGCCTCAGCATCGGTTTGAACCAAGATTCCATCACGCTTTCCAGAGTGAAGGAAGTAGGTATCTATCGAGGTTTGATCGAAAACATTTTGGCTAGTTCCATTTAGGCGAGTAACTGTTACATCATTGACTAGCAAGGTATCATCATTGGCAAACTCAATTTGATTGTAGGTAATGGCTGAGCCATCATCTGCAAAAACAGTTGGGGTTTCATCAGCCTTTTTACTAACAGTATCTCTTGATAAAAAGGTAGCGTTACCTTCGGCATCAATAAAGAAGCCACCAAACTCTGAGGATTCTACTAATTGAATTGCATTTAATAAATCTCTATCAGCCGTTCCTGGGTCTGCCTGAAGTGTGCTATCGCCCGCATCTACATCCCTTTGAGATGAAGGAAAGTTTACAACATCTAGTAAGGCATTTATTCTTGAACCACTTAATTGCACACCTGATCCTGCAACTGTACTAATTAAAATTGAGTTTAATAATCTAAAACCATCAACGCATTGCAGAGTGATTTTGGAGGTATCCTCAACACCTACTCCGTAAGTGCTGTTGTAAGCAGTGATGTAGCCTGAGTAAAGATAGTAACGATCCATACCGCCACCATCATCATAATCTGCATAGATACGAATTTTACGAAGTGGTAGTAATTTTCCGTAGTAGGGCGAGGATGTGTTCTCGGCTGACCAATCACCGTTATCATCTGCTAAAATTACTGTTGCAACTCCAGCCTCAAATTTATTAAGGATTCGGTTTCTACCTCTGCGAATGCTTATCTGCAAGGCAATATTTGAAACATCTACAACATCACCTGGGGCATCGGCTAAGATACCTGTTCCAAGTGGAGTAGTTGGATCATCGAGCAGAAGCGGGTTACCGAAGGCAGGCCCGTTCGCAAAATCTATTGAAACACCTACAACTGGTAAACCTGGCATTACAAATTAACCACGCTTGAAGTTATCACCCTGCCTGAAGTTTGCCCTGCTAAGATTCCATTTCTAACAAACTCAGTTAGATCAGAGGCTGAGGTTACGCTGCCGTTTACAGTTATGTTCACAGTAGTTCCCATTCCGCCCATCTTGCTAAGTGGAATAACTGCTTCAGGGCCTGCTTCGCCAATAAGTGCAGTAGTTGCTCTAGTAACGATTCCACCCTCGGCCATCTTAGGGCCACTAAATCTATTACCGCTCTCACGCATTCTTTCCGCTTCAATTTGTCCTGCGGTCATACCTGCATAACCAGGCGTTCCAACTAAAGTTTTGGCTAAATCAGAATAATAAGTTGGAGTATAAGGTACAGGTACTTGGGGTTTTTTCATCGCAGCAAGCATCTTTAAATACTCATTTAATGCTTTAAGTGCTTCTTCCCAACCAAAGGCTGCAAGTAATCCCTCAAAATCCCAACCATTAATTTTAGGAACATTTAAAACTTTTCCAACATACTTAAGAACTTCTTGGGTTGTAATTCCCCATTTAGCGGCAAGTGCTTCAACCTCATAAGTAGTTATCTTATTATCTGAGATTGCAATTAAAATATCAGCGTAGCGTTGCGCTGCAATTCTAGTTCTTTCAGTTGCTTCATAATTAGCAAGCAATAGATCATACATATTCTTTTGCGCTAGATTCTGCTCTTTCAAAAGGTTTAAGCGTACTGCCTCAAGTTGAATAGGATCAGTTTCGGAGGTAGGTGTAACACCCATCGCCTTTAATTTATTTAAGGCTTCAGTAGTTGCAAGTTGCTTCTTTTGCTCAGCAGTTAGTTTTACAGTATTGCTTACTATTTTACCAACACTAGTTGCAACGGCACCTGCATCTTTAGCACCCTGCCTGCCATAAGTTCTGCCCCAAAGTTTTTCTGATTTACGCAAGGCATCACCTTGATTATTAATTGCATCAGTATTTTTGGTTAATGTTTTATATGCAATCAAGCCTGCGGTTGTAAATGCAGCAATTGCACCTGCTGCGGCTAAGGCTGATACTCCGCCTGTTGCGAAAGCGGTGGCAACTCCTGCTGCCGTGCCTGCTGCTGCCTGGCGCCCGAAGGCTGCGGTTAAAATGTTTATTGCACCTGTTATGGCAACGATTCCAGCGTAAACTTTAAGTCCAGCAAAGGTGCTTACTAATATTGCACCAAGAACTTTAATAGTGCCAAGGTTGCGTTGAATATAACTAAATAAATCAGTTACATTTTTAATTAAAATAGGAACTTGGGTTAGGATTGTTTCTAAGCCAGCAGCGAGCCTATCTTTATTGGCATTAATCCAAGCCTCTAATTGAGGTAAAACCTTAGTTGAGATTACATTGGCAAATTGCTCAATTACAGGAAGGAGTGCATAACCTAGGGTTTCAAGAATTTCACCATAGGCAATGCTTAAACCTTTTAATCTAAACTCTAAAGTTTTGGCACGAACATCAGCCTGATCTTTGAAAGTTTTATTTACAGCAATTAATGCTTTATCAAAATTCTTTGATTTAATTGTATCTGCATCAAGTTGAATACCAAGTTTAGTTAATGCTCCAAGATTGCCATTTGATGCCTTAGCCAATGCCAAGGAAACAGTTTGTAAATCTTTACCTGTTCCAGCACTAACATTTAAAGCAGTTCCAAGTAATGCCTGAGCAGAGGCAACATCACCAGTTGCGCGAGCAAGGGTAGCCAGCGCAGGCCTTAACTCATCATCTGCAACAGAAACTTGCTTCTGTAATAAAGTTATGTAACTTTCAGTACTAGCAATAGCAGCATCGGTAGCGCCAACAGTATTTCTTAAAGTAGAGGCAAGTAATGCCTGGCTCTTTTGATCATCCATAGCAGCGCGAACTGCATCAACGCCAACCTTAGTTGCAAAAGCAGCAGAGGCGGCAGCGGCAACTCCAAATGCTTTAACACTTCTCTTAGCAAATTTATCAAAATCTTTGCCAAGTTTGGTTATATCTTTTTGAGCCTGCTTAGAACCTTTAGCGGAGTATTGGGTGATAATCCGAGCAATAATTGCGCCAGTTGCCACTTTAACTCCTACCGTTTAAATTAGTTTGTAATGTTTTTTTAGCCTCATCTAAGGCTGCTGCAACTCGCTTTTGAATTGCCTCTTTATCTTTATCAACAACTGCCCAAATAAGGCGGGAGGCTTTGCCAAATGAATTGCTTAAATATCTAATAAATTGATTTTTTCTAGCACTGCCAGGTGTACGCCCTGCAACTTCAAATATTGCACCAGCCGCGCTCTTATTAACTAACGCACCTGCGCTAGTGGTGTAATCACCGCGAACTTTACCCTGCGAACGGCTTTTGGTTATGCCTGCCTGAATTGTGGAAACATCCCAGGCTGGCCAGCCAGCGCCACCGCGAGTTCTAGGATTAGTGGCTGATGTTTTACGCCAGCCACGCATCGGAGTTCCATAAGCAGGATTAGTAAATTGAACTACTAAGTTATCTGCTGATCGCTCAGCCCTACTTAATTCATCATTAATTACCTTATTGAATTTTCGCGCTGCTGCCTTATCAAATTGTTTTAAGGCATCATTAGTTTCTTTAATACCTGTTAAAACAATTATCTCATCGGCCATTTTTGTTTGCCTTTGCTTTTTCTTTTAGATAGGCGAGCATTGCTTCTAAGATGCCGTCGGGTGCATCTAGTAATTCATTTGGAGATATTGAGTACTCCACCGCCAACATTGCTAATGTAAAAGTTAGGCTATCGCGGTGGATTCTGAATTTGGGTCTGAAATCATTTCTACTGATTCAAGTGTATCTAAGAACTCAGGGCCAAAAGGTTTTACAACTCGCCCATTATCTTTTAGAGATTGCCAGGCTAGAAAATAGATATGTTCCATTTTCTGATCCTCTGCAAATAACTTTGCTAATCCCTTGCCGAACTTTTGCTCGAAAGCAACGATGGTGCGTGGGCGTAATGAAAACACGCTATCTACACCATCGTTAGTTACGATCTTTAGTGATAATCCATCCATTTTATTTCCCCCTAGTTAGTTATGTGGTTTTTGTTATTGCACCTGATATTGGCCAGGTAACACTTGCTGTTGCTAGTTCTCCGACGGCACCTGATAGTGGCTGCCATTCTGAAACTAGCGCATTGAATGCGTATTGCGGATTAGTTGCAGTTGTAGAACCTGCTACTGGCTTAATTATCATTGCAGCAGAGGTTCCAATTGTAGGATAAATAATTGATTCAAGAAGTCCAGAGCCGAAGTCCTGGAAAAATTCAATTGTTACCTGATTATCTGCTAATCCTGCAACTCTAGTTCTTGCAGTATTCCCAAAAGATGTGGTATCTACTACATCTAATGATGAACTTAAAGTTACTGAACTTACATAACTTGAAACATCTGTACTTGCAAAAGTAACAGAGGCGTTAGTTAATACGATTCTTGCCATTATATAACCGCCTTAGTGATTGCTCCAGAGATTGGCCAAGTAACGGATGCGGTGGCTAATTCGCCAACTGCACCTGATAGTGGCTGCCATTCTGCGACTAAAGCAGTGAATGTGTAGGAAGGGTTTGTGCCACTAACTGTTGTATCAACTGGAGTAACAACCACAGTAGTAGTAGTTCCGATCAGTGGATAAATTGTTGCTTCTACATTTGATGTTGCATAATCTTGATGAAACTCAAGAGTTACAGAATTATCTGCCAAACCAGCAACTCGCGCTCTTGCTGCTGTTGATGAGAACCCTGTTGTATCTACAACATCGGAACTAGTACTTAAGGTAATACTAGCGATATGGTCTGATAAATTCACTGAATTTATTGTAACCTTCGCATTTGTTAAAACTAATCTTGCCATTATTTGTCGGCTCCTTCTTGGATTACTGGTTTGGTTGTTCCCCCACTTGCCTTAATGTGATCACCAACAATAAGTGCTTCTATGTTGGCTCCTGCATTAAGCAATTCTTTTTCGGTGATTGTATCACCTTTGATTTTGTTACAAACTTTTAATTCTGAAGTAATTATATAAGACATTTTTTTTCCTTATCCATAAAGTGTTACGCGGTATCTATAAGATAAAAACAAAGAGCCAGCAGAATCATAAGTACCGCCTTCAGCGCTAATAACTCTAAGCGTGTTTACTGCACCACCTAAAGTTCTATCACCTTCAATTGCAGTTTTTATTGAGCCAGCACCTGTTCCTGCTAGAAAAGCATCTAACTTATCCTGGGCTACTCGTTCCGATAGGCGTTGAACAATCACCAGAATATCGCAATTTGCTTGGTCTAAACCTCGCGCATTGTTTAAATCGAAGGTGAAATCTAGTTGCCCAACTATTGCTGCTGGTGGTGTTACTGTGTCTGGAATTAAATCATAAACTCTAAGCCCAGTTATTGTTTGTAGGCGAGTTTTTAAACCATCTCTAACATTGCTTGGAATCACTTAGCCAAGCCGCCGTTCTTGCGGAATGGGCGCAGTAATACTTCAACATCAGCATCAAGCCTAGAATATAATCTAACAGTTCCCATTTCAGGGCTACCTGCAATTCCAAATGGCGATTGCCTGCGACCAAATAAGCGTGATGATTGTATTAGAGTAGCCATATTAACTTCAGGTGGTATTGCTGAGAATCCCCAGATACCTTTAATTCGAAGTGATTGAGGTAATTGATATGGAAAGATATAACTACCAATTGCTAAAACTCTATTGTAAGGCCAAAATTTAATTGGGTTATTAATTGGTTCAACCATATAATCGCTAGTTGCCCATACAGTTCCATAAGTGCGATCAAAGTTATCATCAGTAGCAACTTCACTAACTGTTATTACATCATCAATATTTACCGTGTAGGCATCAACTGGAGTGTAATAGCGAGTTACTGTGGATTGAGTAGTGCCATTAACATAAAAGAAACGCTCAGTATAATCATCAATCATTCTACTAGCAGAAGTAATCGCTGCTTCTAAAGCGGTATCATCAACTGCATCTGTAATATTTAAAGATGCTTTTAATTCAGCAAGTGTGCAGTAACCATTAGTGATCGCCACGCTTTATCCTTCTTTCCGCTTTAGGTAAAATCGCTCTTTCAAGTTTAGGTTCGGCAGTAGCCGTTTCCCTAGGTTTTATTCTTTTCTTAAAAATCTTTTTTAATGTTTCCATAATTTATGGTGCCTATCATCTAACCAGTAAGATTTTTGGTGAGGTAAAATTGCCCCTGTATTTACATAAATTGGAAATCCAAGTGAGCGAATGCGACGGCTAAAAAGTAAATCCTCACCAATCCATTCACCATTTATCGGGCCATCCCAGAACCAACACCAATTCTTTCCCATATTAGGATCGGCTGTTTCTCTCATTTTTTCTAAAACGCTTCGATGAATTAGAAGGCATCCTGTGCCTGCTGCATCTATTTCAAAAACTTTATTTTCATCATATTTGTAAAGAGGTAGAAATCCCTCTGGCACATCTTGGAATATTGCAGGAACTGGTTTTGGATATTCGCTCTTACCATCATTAAAAGCGGCAAATACTAAACCTGCTACAACTGGTCGTTCTAAATCGTGGGCTGTATCAATCAACTTATCAAAAGTTGCAACCCCTAATTGCTGATCGCTATCTACCATCAGAAGCCAATCAGATTTTGTATTATCTAAAAATTGTTTAACTATTTGATTCCGAATTTTAGAAAGTAATCCTGAACCTTTTACTCTTATGAACGGCCCTAATCTTGCTGATCTTGATTGGGCTAATTGAATTAATGTATATGCGAATGAACCATTTACTTCACCTGAATCGCAAGAACCTATTGTTACTTTATGTGCGCTTTTCATAGTTCCCCCGAACTACTTAGGAGTTTAGGTGGCTTAATCGGGGGAGGTTAAACCACCTAAACAGTTCTTAATTACCTTCTAAATTAGAAGGATGGTGCTGCTAAACCAGTTCCGCTAATAATTGATGCGGCTAGTGGATAGCGTTCAGCAGTGAATGCGGCATAGCCGTAAACAACTGTTTTTACAGTTAATGAACCAGCAGTTGTCGCTTCGAAACGAAGTGAGAATGGTGATCCTGGTTGCTCCCATAGGTGCATCTCACGGCCATCAACCAAGTAGATTTCATCTTGGTTAGTTCCAGCGCCGAGATTAGTTACAACTGAAGCATCAGTAATAATTGGCAAGCCAAGTA